GTTGATAATCTTTTGGGTGAAAGCCAAATATCTTAAACTTAGACGAAAACGGTTAGTTTTACTTCTATGCAGAAGTTGTCAGCTCACAAGAATAAGCCTGCGAGCGACTCCAAAGGGTCACTCAAAAACGAATTCAAAGCTGACTCGGCTTTATTATAGATGGTGGCTTCAACAACTTTGACGCCTCCTTCGATAATAGATCCGACGGAATTAGCCGTGCGCGTGGACAACGACACGGCGGCAGGGGACGACTCAGCGAGTCGAGCCATTCCGTTTATGTTGGCAGTAGCTGCCAAGGTGAACTCAATGTTCATGTACCACTCCACGTTAAGCAAAGGGGTTGCAGAACCAGGGCCACCGTCGACCTCAACAATAAGTGAGGACCACGTCTTCTGTTTCTGAGCAGTCGTCGTGTCAGTGACGGCGACAAACTCACGAGCCTGAGAGCCGGAAGGTTTGGAAATCCAACTGACTTCCATACCAGGTTGAATCGCTTTAACAACGACCTCACCCCAGTTCTCAGTGCCCATAACATACTGACCACTGACGTCTAAAGAGACGCCGCTAGTGGCAATCGTAGCAATACCTTGAGCGTTGGTCGCTGAGGCGGTGCACCTGACGATGCAGCCAAAGGAAACTAAGCGATAGGCGTTGCCATAAGTAGCAAGCATCGTATTCGATTTATACGTTTGATAACCCGTTTGCATTGTAGCGGTATTCCCGACATATGACAAAACTTGCAGATAACCAAAAGGAGCAGCAGGGGAAAAGCAATAAATGCTCTTCCCGGTGGCAAGAACAGTTGAAATTGTAGTTGATCCACGTAGCTGTTCGGTGACGGTTGGGCCACCGGTTCCGTCTGGCCACTTTGCGTTCCTCGCTGCGGGGCAGAAAGGGTCAGTGACTCGACAAATCCCGACAACGTGAGCCGGCTTGGTTTTGGGTTTATTTTTGGGTTTACCAACCTTGCGGGCTAAAGGGACGGCGTTATTGGTCAAAGAGAAGATCTTATTTGGTTTTGGGACCTTCTTTGGACCGTTCTTTTTGTTACTTTTCTTTTTCTTGTCAGGCATCTTAAGAATTAACTTAGAAAACTCGACGAACTTAACTTCTCTAGCTAAATTTGCCGCTGACCGGCGTTCAGCGGCTAAAGAAACAACCTCCCGAAACCTCGGGTGGTTAATATACTGACGAACAAAAGCTTTAACTTGATCGTCAGTCATCCTCCCAACTAAAAGCCTATACATGCTTTTAACGATTCGCTGACCGATGGGACGAGAGCTAGGACGCCATTCGTGGCTACAGAATTCATAGAACTCGTCACAAACAGCAAAGTCACGAAGGGTAAACCCAAGTAACTTATAGACGTCCTCAAGCTTCTCATGGAAAGCTTCAAGGCAGTCGTCGCCGGCGCATCGGTTTTTGATAGGGTGGGTTGGGGTATAAACGGCTCTAATAACTAGAGCGGCGGCTGTCGCACGACGAGACCTAGTTGTGGTGTTACCGAGTGAGGTTTTAAACTCGCCAGATTTCATCATCCCGGCTACCACTTGCTCAATGGCAGCTCCCTCAGGGAGGATGAAGGTGGAGTTACGAGCCAAGTATTGAATTTTCTTATTAACGACAAGAAAACCAGAATCATTAGACAGTTCGTAAGCCGCATTAAAAGCTTCAACGTCAAGATCGCTCTCCAATAGAGTGCGAGTGACGTCGAATTTAGGGGAGTCGTTCGTCACGACTTTTAACCCCTCAAAAGACTTGTGAAGGACATCAGAATCAGCTGAACCAAAACCGATGCCGATACACGAGTAAAACAAACCCCATCTCTCTTTCATTTTATCAAAGAGGGGGGTAAAGTAAAGGCGGTCGATGATCTCGTCGACGAATCCAACGGGAAAGACAAGCCTGGGAGGCTTTGTTACCTTAGTGGGTTCATTTTTAACCGTCACGAGGACGGGGTCAACGAGGTTCATTTCGATCGCCTGGTCTTGACGCATATTCTCAACGTCAAGATACTTGAGAGCAAGAAGGCGGTGTAGGGTGAGAAAGTAGAGCTCAGAAAAGAATTCTACACCAATCTCACGTTTCTTACTGCCCTTCAAACAAAAGGGATACCCGGGCGCTGACTCGGGAGACATGTCAAGGATAACGGCTAAGACTTCCTGAGGATGAGGAAGCCGTTTTTCTAAGACAAAGTCAGGGGGGCGCGCTGTTGGTATGTCACTCATGAGAACAAGGTTTGCGGCTCTAAGAGCACGCGAGGTAAACTCACTTTCAAAGCGCATGTTCTCGCAAAGACTCAAAAGAGTTTGATAGCAAGTCTGATCGGACCGATCAGGGTAATGGTACTCTTTGAACTCAGGGTGTTGTTCGAGAAAGTCCCCCCAGTCATCAGGCATTGTTTTGGACCCGACGGGCCCACCTGGTTGCGGAGTAAACTTTCCGGAAACACGCAACTGAGGCGAGACAGCCAAAGGCTCCGGAAGGAGCGTGTAGCGCCAAGCCTTAGGATTTAACGACAACGCCGCTCTAAGCAAAGCGGCCATATTCAGAAATCCTTCTGTTTCGAGAGTTCATCCAATCTTGCTTGCATCTTCGACATTTGTTCATGGGTCGCCTGGAGGTATCTCGTGATCCTCTCGGCTTCCTTCTCGCGAGCTAGTCGTTCGACGGACTTCATCTCGAGATATTTCTTCTTTCGAGCTAACTCACGAGCGTACTTCTGGTAATACGCGCGCTCCTTGAAGATTCCCTTCAAGTTATTAGCTTCGCTGTCAGTTAAAATGACCGGGGCAGACAATTTGACACCCTCGTTTTTGTAGTCATCGATCTCTTTCTTGAATCGAAGGACATCCTCGTTGGCTTGAAGCTCAGCGAGTTCTCGTCGCGACGGCAACGACCCACCTTCGATCAACTTGTTCAGAACGAGATCACGAGTGGGGGGTTGCGGGTGCGACGGTGGCGTCGGGGGTGTATCAAAAGGGTTGGTCGGGTCAATAGATGTCAACATGACGACGGCGAGGTCGTCAAATGGGTTGGTAGACTCGACAGTCGGAGGAGGCTGCTCCTCCTCCTCCTCAGCCTGAGTTTTCTGTTCTTCTTCAACAAAAACGAGTTTGGGCTCAGGGTCAGAAAAATCACGGTAGCGAGCACCTTGGGTGGTGGCGAAACGACGAGCGTAACCCTTGCTAACGGCGTAACCGCCGTAAGCATTCTCCGGATCGTCGTCGTTAAAGTCACGAGAGACAACGAAGTCTGGGTCAGCATAACCGTAATCATCAGGCATCGTGCTGATTTCGGATCTACGGGTGCTTTGAGACCTTTCTTCGTATTGCTCGTAGCCAATGTCGAGTTGCTCATCTTGGAAACTCGAGCGTTCGCTACCACTCAAATCGTTTACGATTTCAAGGTAGTCGTCAACCGCGAGAGTAATCTCAGCCCTAGTAGGGACACGGCCATACTTCAATTGAGCACGGTCCTTAAGGGCTTCATAAACGTCAGAGGTGACTCTACCTCCAATACGTTTCTTCTTAGCGTAGGGGATATTAGCTGGATGAGAAATGACATTCATAACCAGCATGTCAAAGTCGCGAATCTTTCGATCGCGCCCAGCGCTCCAATACGCATACTTCCCATCGGCAGTGCCACCGACGAGAATAGCGGCAAGTTGACCACTAGAAAACGCACCCGTGCCAGACATGCCAGGTTGAAACCTGCCGTCATTTGCGCAGACGAACATTCCGGGGCCGTAACAAGCCAAATTTACGTGGCTAGAGTTGACGGAGACTCTAATGTCGGTATTGACTGACACCCAAGGGGTGACCTCAACGCCGACGAGACCAAACGGCTCAACTTGAACTTCACAAAGGTCAAGACCCTCGTGAAAGTAGCTGACGACTCCGCTAACAATGCCCTTGAGGTTAAGGGTCAAATTTGGAATTGTCTGACCAACGTAATTGAAACCAGGGGTCTTACCTTTAGGTTTGACCCCAGTGGCTACGAGCGAGTGCTCAACGACATGGAGGGCCGTAACGATGGTGTCCGCGCTAATTCGCACGTAGCACCCATACGCCTTCATACCATCAGAAGAGTGGAGATACATCTCCCTTTTCTTATGGTGTTCAGGACCAGCACTCGTGTCCGCCTCCAACACCTTGCTCTGAAATCCGTCGAGCTCGGTAGGGTGGGATGACACGGATGCGTTGTCCTGGTCACTCTGTTCATAGTGGTAATCCTCAAGTTCCTCAGTAAACTTAAATTTATCAAGAATGTCGAGATTCTTCTTGTATTCGTTAACAAACGCACGATCATCATCTGCGTCTTTAAGTTCCATAACACGCCTAGCGCGAACACGCGCCAGACCGTATTTGTGGGACACCTTTTGTTTCTCAGCTTCTTCAGCGATTTCGAGCAACTTAGTCATATCGAAGTATTTAGACATCTTTACTTTTCGTTTCTGAATATATACGGC